GCAACCAAGGTTCCTCGTACCGGTTGGATGACGCCTCAGAAGCTCTGTATGCTGCGACCGAAAACATAAAAGATCTCGGGCTCGGTCTTCGTAGGGCAGATGATTCTGAAATTCAGGAAAAGCTTGCCGAAATTGCGTTTCAGTTGGGGTACGAAGGTGAAGTTATTTTGAATCAAAATGCCGTGAACAAAGGACTTTACTTCTTCCCAAGGTACTTAAACGAATCGCTCATGGAGTACCCAGAATATGCCGACACGCGCGACCCGGGTCCCGTCAGGAGCCATGGTCAGTGAATCTGCTGCGCAGATTCACGCGGCCCCAGACCTCACAACCCTTGCCGAAGCCGCCTCCGAGTCCGAAACCCCAACTACGCGGACACGCTCGGGTCGCGTTTCCAAGCCCCCTGTACGTTACGAGCCTGTTGAACAGGTCGAGGACGACTATGCGCCCGAGGATTACGACACGGAAGATCCAGACGAGTCTTCAGAGGATATCGAGACGGACGATGATGATGAAGAAGACGATGAATCTGATGCGGATGACGATGGGAATTTAGACGGATTTGTTGTACCAGATAAAAGTGAGAGTGATGTAAGTGACAGTGATGGAGAACCTGCCGTTCCTGTCGCAAAGCGCCGAGCCGTCGTCAAGAAGCGTACCGCCACCTCTCGAGCCTGAGCCGCGGCGCTCATGGACGCCCCCACAAGATTTTGATGACCCGCCTCCGAGACGTTTTGTTCCCGCGTTCGAACCACCGGCGCGTCAACAGAACAACGTCTTTGATTCACTCAAAGATAATCAAGTTGCTCTTATTTTGATCGGTATTGTTATTGGCGTTCTTATTATGAACATGCGCCCCATCATCGTGAACCCTATGAAGTGAACGGATACAAAGGTGCGCGCGGCGACGCGTCATCATTTCCAACAAAATTTCCAATAGGACCTGTGCGGTTCACATACACATCCTCCTGTAATATCCCCGTCCAGGGATTTACACGAGTTTGATCGGCTGGTTCCATTTGACGAAACACATCATATTGCGAACTGTCATCGGTTGGTGGTGGTGGACGAGACGTGACGGACGACGCGATTCTAGAAATGACTAAATACAAAACAAAGGCGACGGCAAGTACCGAGGCGATGGGTACAACGTAGCCTCGACGCAAAAGGTACAGACTCGTGAATATAGTCATGGCTCCAGCACTCACCACGATCGCAAATTGCCACGTGGGGAGTGTTGTGAAAAGGTCCGGGAACTCCATTTATAACTAATATATGTAAAGTTTTTTTTACTGGTCTGGAACATCATCGTCGTTCCCGGTCAGAGTCTGTGAAGCAGACTCCTCCTCCGAAACTGGTGCGAGTTCAACCTGAACCGCAGGCATCTTACGCTCCTCCATAATCTTCGCCACCTTCTCATCCGCCATCTTCACAATCTCAGCCATATCCTTGTCTGGAAACTCCTTCTTCAGATCATCGATATACTCGGCAGGGTGAGGAATCGGTGGAACGTCCGGCTTTGTGTAGTACTTGGAATTCTCATCGGCCGGGTCGATGTATGGGTACGGGCCAGGCTGGGGCTGAGCAATCATATCGCGCTTACGCTTCTCGAACATGGCGGCGGCCGCGCTCTGGTTGGCACGGTACTTGGTCATAATCTCCTCGAGCTTGTCGTTCTGATAATGCACATCCTCAATCTGCTCGCGATCCGGGGGAATCAAAAGCCACTTGTACATATCCACGACGTAAATGTCCACGAGGGCGTCCTCCTTCTGAAGGCGCTTGGCGTGCGTCGCCGCCTCATCACGGGACGCGAAACACCCGCGAATCTTCATACCAAGCTTTTCATTCCTCTGAGGCTGGTCTGGACCGACAAACGAAATACACGCAAACAGCTGACCAGGAATCATCAAATAGTCTGAAGTGAGTTCTCCAGCCATTTGTTTATACTACTCGACATAGCTTTAAGTCTCGTGAGTGTGTCGAAACTCTGGATAAAAACACCGCGCTCTTATTTTTCAAGTTGAAATGGCTGAACACATGCGCAAAATGCACAACGATGCAAAACGTCAATTGATTCAGAGATGGGTCCTTCCTGGGACCAAGGTGCTTGATTGTGGGTGTGGTCGTGGTGGTGATTGGCACAAGTGGAAGGCGGCTCGTGCTCACGTCTTTGCAATTGACCCGGACGAAGAGTCTCTTCGAGAGGCGGAACAGAGGGCGCACGATATTCAGTTTGGTGTGTGGTTCCTCGGCCAGGGGAGTATCATCCAAGCGGCTTTTGCCGGTCCGTACGATGTTATCTGTTACAACTTTTCACTTCACTACATTTTCGAAGACCCCGTGACGTACCGAACATCCATCAAAGCTATTGCGTGTTCCCTGAACCCGAACGGTCTCTTGATTGGTGTTGTACCTGAAAAGGCTCGAGCCGAGGCGCTCGCCGACCAGTACGGTCATTTCAAGGACTCTTTGGGAAATGAATTTTCTATACTCCAGGGTGGCCGCCGTTTGAACGTCCGTCTCGTTGATGGGCCATTCTATGCAGACGGTGGTCGTGAAGAGCCTATTTTGGATGCAAATGTATTGATTCAGGACCTCAAAAAGGTTGGTCTCGAACTCGTTCTATGGGAACCCATGCTCTCCGAACCTACAGGGCTCATCTCCGATTTGTATTCGAAATTCGTTTTCAAAAAAATCCAGGAATAGAGTAGAGATGATGTGGCCAATCATCACGGGTATTTTGTTTGTTCTTTTGCTTTTCATTTTCTGGATCCACAGGGAACCTCCTATGCTCACAGAACTGAAACAGAGGTACTGGGCGACACTGGATATGCTTCGTCAGACGGGGGACCCCATGTGGAAAGGAGTCCTCAAGCCTTCGATACTTACAGGTATGAGTGGTTGGGACAAGTCCAAGGGGCCTATAGGTTCAAACGTAAACAAGGGGTACGAAATTTACATCTGTCTGGACGGAGACGATGTAAACTCGGCAATGTATGTACTCATTCACGAATTGGCACACATGTCCGTGCCTGAATACGATCACACGACGCATTTTTGGACAAATTTCGAAGCTCTTAAAAAACTTTGTGTTTCAAAGGGATTGTATACATTGGACGGGGAACGCAAGTATTGTGGGGACACGGTGAAAGACGGGGTCGTAACCGAGAAACCGTAGGTTTCTCTCGTACCTCGGCCTTTTGACTCTTAGAAGACGCTGGGACCCGAGAGTCCCTATGGGACTCAGGCCCGATCCACCACGTACTTCTTAATTATGTAAAAAATAAGAGCAGCAATGAAAGCTGTTACCGCCAAGCCTGTGAGCGACACATCACCAGACTCGCCCACAAACTTGGGAACCATCGTACGAAGCCGAGACTGGACGGGCTTGGAAAAGGCGATGATGGAGGCAACACCAGCGAGCGCCGCCTGGAACTGTTCATCCGTAAGACCGAACGGGTTGCCTCCTGCAGCCCCCTTTTTCTTGCGCTCCTGGGTCTCTTCGGGTGATGACCGACGCTGAACGGCAGCCGAGGGACCCATCATTGTTGGAGGGCCCTGAACCTCGTTTTGCATAAGTTCCTCAATTGATGTGGAAAAGTCAGCCATTTGAGATTCGTCAACCTTTTTTTCTAGCTTCAAAAGCCCGGTTGGAACCATCTTCTGGGGAGCTTCAGGGTCTCGAGTAAGAGCTTGACGCGCGATTTCCTCATTGAGTGGTATTTCCTCTTGGGTTGGAATTTCATTTATAAGAGTACTTGCATCTGGGTCATAAGTCATCATTCTGAATTTTAAAACGAAAATACAAAAGAGCCTCAAGCGCGCTTGACAACACTGACGGACCCACCTCGTCTTTTGACGGTGGGTTCAGGCTGAGCCGGTCTCATAGCTGCCCGCGGGTTATAGTGCCTCTGATGGTACTGCCAAAACGCCGGAGACCCTACGCGAAAGTTGCGCCTGATGGGCGCCTTGTACCAAAACACACAATCTGTGATTCTGTTACTTTTTGACGTATTGTCCAGAACAAGACACTCGTAGTTTTCGGTACATGCATCCATAACCTGACAAAACTGATCAAAGTTTGGGAAGACGCCAAAGAATGCTTTATAGAGATTCTCACGATTCTGACGGACGTTATCGCGGAGTGCAAAGACGTAGTCCACATTGGTTCGAATCATAGGAGTCATATCCATACAGTACTGGGTCGTCATCATAAAGAAAATCTTCCAATGACGCCCATTCATAAAGAGTTGGCGGATCGCCGTATCTCTCATAAAGGCTCGGTCATACATACAATCGTCCATAAGGACAAACACGGGTGCACACCGACCTACGACCAAGAGCTTCTTTTGACGCTCAATGAGTTTCTCAAGTGCATCACGATTATAATCTCCAAAGACAAAGAGATCCGGAATGAACTGTTTATAGTACCCGTTCCCTTCCTCGGTTCCTGACATGGCAATACCGGCGGGCAAGTGTTTCTTGTGCCACAAAATGTCAGTCACCAGAGTCGACTTTCCAGTACCTCTTTTTCCTATGAATACGCAAACCTTGTCATCAGCCATTTTTGATGGGTCAAACTTTCGGAGAGCTAAAGACATTTCTTCTCCTTTCCTGCAATTTTCAAACAAAATAGGAAGTGGGCTGGAGCGCGCGCATGGAGAGCGCCCTATGGGCGACAATTAAAAATCCTTTGGATTTAATAGAGAGATATGTCCGCAGGATACATACAGCTCGTGGCACTTGGACAACAAGACGCATATCTCACGGGGTCTCCTCAGGTGACGTACTTTTCAGGCGTGTATAAAAGACACACACCTTTTGTCCTGGAGGCGTATGATATCGCTTTTAATGACCAACTCGTCACGTATGGAGGAACGTCCATTTGTCGAATACCACCAAAAGGCGATTTGATTCGCGGCCTGACGCTCAAAGCAACACTCCCCGCCTTGTACAATCCCGGAAACGATTGGACATGGCCGAACCCACCGTCCAACACAAACTACCCTATTCTTTGGTTCGGTCTTCCGTCCGGAACTGTTATAGGGCCTCTCACGGCGAGTTACGGTTTCTCGTACTATTCATCGAACGTCGCTTCCCTGAGTCTCTGGGACGTTAATTTCCTTCCGTACCTTTCGTACGTTGATGGAACGAACTCGTTCCAGTTTTCCGGAGTTTCGAACGTCATTGTTCAACAGAACCAGAACCCTTCATCGGCTTTTTCAGGTGTGTTTTGGGGTTTTGATCCCGTCAATTATTCGACACAAGACAATTACGGGAACCTCGTTTATAATGCCACAACTTCAGGTGTAGTGACGCCCGATTTCAATCTCCAACAAGCTGGGTGGGTCCAAACACAAGGTATTCCCGTCGATCCCTTGCCGGCTCTGTACTTGACCGTGACTCAACCTGGAGGGTACCCCATGACCGGCCTTCAGTTTTTGAATTTTTCAAGTACAAACGAAAACGGACAATATTGGACACCAAACTATGTATTGACCAAACGGTTTACAGTCACGCCCGGGGGGTGTGTTCAATTTGCAAGAACGGGATACTATGCGATTCGGGCCGGGTTCAATCTCACGTCTGGGTCTATCCAGACTGTGAGTTACGGAACGGGAACGGTTGATGGCGCACCCGTCGGAGGTCCCATTTTCATAGGGTCTTATAACTATACCGTATCACCCGACCCGTCTTCACCAACAGTCATTCCTGTCCTCGTCACGAGTACGACTGCGTATTATTACTTTTACGCTCAAAGTACGGGAACAACGGCGTACCCGGGAACGTACTTTTCCATCGGTCCCGTCAATGAAACGTACCAATTGAACACGAACGTGAATCTTGTGGGAAACGTAGATACAAAGATTTCGTTATATGGAAACGTTGCACCCTTGTCCCAGTACCTCGTGACACTCGATAAAAATTCAGAGTTTAAGTTTACGTCCAACGCCCAGTACATCATCTCAGGGTCCATGAGTCTTTCAAACACGGTGAGCGAAACGGAAAAGTACGTGACGAATGTGGGTCTATGGAGTAATTTGGCGTCTACACGCACAAAGATTTATTCGTACGACATGACACTTCAGGGCCGAAACCCGACGTACGCTTTTTCTTTACCGTTGGTCGCGTCGAACCTTGCTTCGTACTACATCACTTTATCGTCGACCAAGGGTCCCGTGACGACTGTTCTTTCAAACTCGTTTGTGTCTCTCCAAGAAATTGGCATCACACCCCGCGACTCTCCCACATATTCGCTTCCCCAAAACGGAATCATATTTACACCAAAGGATAATAACACGAACCTTCCAGGAACACTCAATTTTAGAACACAATTCAGTAATACGTCCAACTCGACTATGATTTTCACAAGTACAAACGGGTCTTTGGTCTTTGCAAATGCCATGTCATACATGTTGACTGGTGTTTTGTCGTCCTCGAACCTCGTCACATCAATTTCAATATCAAATTCACAGGTGGGATACGCTCAGAGTTTCGACTTGAATTTAGGTATCGCTCCGCCATACACGATATCTGTTCCTTTTAACATTACAAATAACGCTTTGGCGTACTCCGTGACATTACAGACCAACTTGCCCAATTCGAAACTTTTATCAAGTAGCTTTTTAGCCGTGTACCCTTTAACATCGAACGAGTTTAGTAATCCCTTGTTGACCAATTATTCGTATTGTGATTCGGTCGGTACGTACCTGATTCAAAGTGCGGATCTCAAGATTGGTGGTCAAACGATCCAGAGTATTACGGGTGAATACATAGAAGTATGGAACGAGTTGAATGTTCCATATGAGAATCAACCGGGTCTTCAACTTTTGACGGGAAAATACGATACGCAAACGAGCGTTGGTCCCCCCGGTCGGACGTACTATGTGAATTTACCCTTTTATTTTTACGGGTCTCCTGAATTGTCCATTCCCATTTGTGCGCTCGATAGACAAGATGTCGAGGTTTGGGTCACGTTTCGAAACTTTTCAAACTTGACTTCGTTTACAATCACAAATCCAACATTACAAGCAACCATCATCACAGAGTATGTGTACCTTTCCAATCCAGAAATTAATTGGTTCCAGAAGCACCAGATTGATTATATCATCACACAGACGCAATACGAACAATTTGATTTACAAAATGGGTTCACGTCCGCCGTGTTTGAACTCTTTTTCAAAAATCCCATCAAAGAACTCTTTTTCGTTATTCAGCCCGTTGGGAATTTGCCGTACGACTATTCAAACAACGGACTCGCATCGCTCGGTCTCACGTTCAACGGGGAAGACGCCTTTTTGACGCGCGTCACGGATACAGCCTATGTCGGATCCATAGAGCCATTCAATCATCACATAAACTTCTTTTCAAGCCCTCCAGGTTCTTCCAAATTTGGTCGTCAATTTTTCATGTATGTGTTTTCAACCAACCCCACCTCAACAAACCCGTCAGGTTCTATAAACTTTTCGCGTATTCGTCAAGTCCTTTTGGAACTTAACATTTCTGGTGCATTTTTGCCTGCAAAATCTTTCCGAATCATTGCAACGTCCCAGAACATTCTTCGTGTCGAGAATGGAATTGCGGGTATTATGTTCAACTAGTGGGGGTGGGTGATTGGACCCCTTTAGGGGTCCTCGTCCCCTCTTGGTTGTGCTCTCCCGTGCCGTCAGGGGCTCTTGGTGTTTCCCAGAGGTTTTTAGAAGGGCGCTCAGCGCCTCTTCCTTTTTTCCTACGGATTTATAAGTATGGCCGGTCGTGCCAGTTTATCCTTTCTCGGTCAAGAGGACATTTCACTCAGTGGTGATCCACAAGTCACATATTTCGTCGAACGGTACGCAGGTCAAACTCAATTTGCCCAACGAGTTGATCAAGTTATATTCGACGAACAAAGTGTGACTTTTGGATCTGAAAATCACAGAATTCTTCCCAAAAATGGAGATCTCATCACAAATATGTACATGCTCGTTCAATTTCCAAAAATTCCAAACGTTTCAGTTCTCGATTCGGTCGGAACACTCATGTTTCAATACGTTGAGTTGTATATAGGCTCTGAACTCGTCGAGCGCCTCTATGGCGAATACATAGAAATGATATACGATTTAACAATTCCAAAGGGGAAACAACCTGGTTTGGCGTTTCTGACGGGAAAGACGCTTCAGTACCAAAACGTACCCTTGGGTTCGTACTATGTTCCTTTACCTTTTTCCCTTTTTAATAAAGGTATCCCTTTGTGTGCTATCAAAGACGACGTGACGTTCCGTATCGTATGGAACCCTTCGACCTTTTTTACACAGCCACCGTTTCAGTACACGGGGACGTTTACAGCAACTCTCAGTATAGAATACACGTACATTTCAGAGGCGGAGATTAGGTTTATCAAGGGGATCGGACAGGGCCCTACGGGCCCTGGACTCGCCGTAGGCTCTACACAGAGTCAAAGTGAGTCCTCCGGACTCACTTCCCCGACGCCCCGAATCTTCGAACAAGTTCAAAGGAACGAATTTTTCATTCCCCAGGGTACATCAAACGTTCAGTGTATCCTCAACTTTTACAATCCCGTCAAGGAACTCTTTTTTGTTTTACAACAAGACTCGGCGCGTGGGTACGATTATAGCAACACGGCAACTTTTTCTGCATCGACAAACACGATAGGAACAACAGATTTACTCAACAAACTCCAACTCAATTTCAACACAACAGATCGTATCGAACCTCGGGTCGGTACACCCCAGTTCCTTCGTATCATTCAGCCCCTCGAGTTTCATACCCGTGTTCCCGACCGTCTGTTTTACATGTACTCCTTTTCGTTGGATCCTGAAGGTGATTCACCCACCGGGTCTGTGAATTTGTCCATAATTAAGAATCAAATTTTGTACTTGGCTCTGAATCCAACACCAACAAATGTCAATGTTCGTGTCTATGCCGTCTCATACAACTTTCTCGAACCTTCAGGCCGGTCCACTTTTTCAAACTTCTTTTAGTTAGAGACCTCCCACTCTTTCATCATAAGAATGCGTACAGGCGACGGCGAAATGGATACGTCCCAGATTGAACGTGCTGCCATGGACATCTTTTTGCCCGTCATGGAATCTGCTACAGTATTGGCCGCACACTATACAAAGGCGTGTGGCCGAACCTGTATCACGGCTCAGGACATGAGTTACGGTCTCATGTATGCCGCTCGTAACGTCACGGGGAAACATATAGGGTCTTTGTACCCTGAGGTTTA